CACGATTGAAGATACCACGCTCACCAGACTTAGACTCAACCAGTGCAAGCCACTCACGCATGAATGTTTCCATGTCTGGCTTCTCAGTATAGCTTACAGAGTTGTTAGCCAAGGCACGATGCCCAGCTGTTTCCCACCACTGTCCTGACTTAGCGTGACGCATACGGTCATCACTCAGGTTGCTCAATGAGATCATAGCTGAACGTCTCACACCACCTACGACAACGATCTGACCAATGAAGCACATCAGGTCATGACATTCCATAGAGCTAAGCTTACGCCCTTGTGCCGCCTTGAATGTAGCTACAGCAAAGTTAAATAGTTCTACGAGTGGCGCTGGGCCTGACGCTCTACCGCCGAATGTTTTAAGCCTTGCACCTGCAGGGCGTACCTGTGATACGTCCCACTTAGGGATCTCACCAGCCCAGAGGAGTGCAAGAACTTGACGGAACCCCTTAGCCCAGCCTTCCTTACTGTCCTTAACGACAACGATAGACTCACTCTCGAACAACTCAGGCACCTCTGGGAGCTTGCTGATGAACTGGCGCTCAACGGAGAACCCGACACCAGTACCGCAGAGGAGAATGTACATAGCCTCATCGAAGGACTTAGGGTCATCTACGGGTAAATAGCTACAGTTATAGCCTGCAGTGTTGTCACGATCAAGCGCTGGGCCAGCTGTCATCATAGCTCTCATGGAGGGCATGATCTCTTGTCCAAGAATGGCTTGTTCAATCTCATTGATGTAAGAGTTGTCACCTGTGACACGGCGTACTACATTGTCCATGTAGCGCCCTACTGTCTTGCTCCATGACTCACGGCCCTCACCATCAAAGTACTTAGCGTAACGTGATTTGTGAATGAATGATTGGTAGTCTGTTGGTAATTGGTTGCTCATCTATTGTCTCCTGATCCTTTAATAACACCACGCTTAGCACGGTTATTTAGTTTGTCCATGTTAGTCTGCAGTACCTCTGTGAGGTCACTGTTAAAGTAATTAGCCAAGGCAGTAGCGTAGAATACAACGTCACCTAACTCCTTGATAATGTCATCTGATGAGACCTTAGTGTTGTCACGCATTAGCTTCTTGATCTTCTCAGCTACCTCACCAGCCTCACCTACAAGGCCCAGTGTGTTCTCCACTAAGCGTGTCTCACCCTCTGTTATGATCTTACCCTCTACCCAGTATGAATAGTGTTGTGGGCTTACATCCATCATATCTGCAAAGGCATCTATGTCTTCCTGTGTAATCATTGTCTCTCTCTCACGTTTAAGTTCTCTATCTCTACATCATCTATGTCATAGATAACATCAGTTATTAAGTCGTAAATGTCTTGTTCGTGGTTCTCTTCGTATGATGATAGTATGTTATTATTATCATCTACCTTAGCAACAAAGGTAACGCTAAACTTCTTCATGCGTTACCCTCTGTCTTAGTCCAGCGGCCTAGTTTGTAGACATTGCCTTCCACCTCAACATCTCTATCCGCTGCAATCTCTTTCTCTGATTCTGCGTATTGTTCTGGAAACATACTCTGTAGAATATCATCTCTTAGTTCAGCAAAGTCATACCAGGCATCAGGGTAAAGCTCTAAGAACTGCTGTGCTGCAGACATAGTAAGTGCCTCATCAAGAGCAGCCCTCATGCCATCCTCTGAACCAGCCGAACCAAAGACCATGCCAGTCTTGATAGTGCCATTCCACTCACCATCCTCAATTACAGGGGATAGCACGATGGCTACGTCACCCGCTTTAATCTCGTAAGCCATCATGTTCTCCTTTTGATCTTTAGGCGTTGCTCTTTCATGCGACTGCCATTCTCTTTTAACCACTCTTCAGGTATCGTGCGGTGCGCCCACTTGAAACCCTTCTGATCGCACCAGTCGCAGTACCTACTCTTAGCCCCCTTGTAGAGCCTTGAATTAGCATTACTAAATACAAAACGAATATCTAGTGTAGGATGCTGACGCTGTATCTCTATATGTTTACGTCTATCTGCAGCGGAAAACAACCCCTTTGTCTCAACTATTATGCCGTTGTCTAGCTCAAAGTCTGGTGTATAAGTACGATACTTTAGATCTTCCCATTCGATCTTTAGCTCTTCGTATGCCACTTTCTTCTGTCTATCCTTGAGATACGCAGCAGCCTCAACTTCAAGGCCACTGCGATACAAGCGTGAGTTGTGTTTCCTAACCATCAAGATACTCAGGTGCAATGTAAGTATAGTCCACAAGTTGTGGGTTTTTTGATTTGCTAGGGATGCTTGGGCGTGTCTCAAAGTTGTCATGACACTTATGTTTAAAGCTACAGAATTTACAGTCATCAGGTAGCACCCAGTTGCCTGTCTTCTTACGGTAGAATGATTCCTCTACAGGCTCAAAGCAACGCTCAAACGGTTCATCGTTATCAATGTAGTCTACGGTAGCTTGAATGTCGGCTAGAACTGCTTCCTTGTCTACATCCTCAGAGGCGTCTACATACTTGAATTGACCATTTGCTTTGTTGACTACCCACCAGCCACCTACATCCTTTCCAGCGGCCTCTGCGTAGCCCACAAGCTGTGCTACATAGCCAAAGCCATCCTTGTAGGCGAGTGAACCAAAGGATGCAAACTTGTTATCGTAAGACCAAGGTGAGGCAGACTTAACATCGTCAATGCGTCCATCCATCTCCATGTCATACTCACCCTTGATCTCCTGACCGTGAGGTAACTTGAGGGTGACACGCTTGTTATCCTCAAACTCAATACCTGCTGAACGCAGTACCCCCTTAAACACAGCCTCAACAATGTCGCCAAGGATCATGTTCATCAGGAAGTGTGGTGGAAAGGGTGTCTTGTCTTCTGGATCATTCTTGTCAAACCATAGCTGACACTTTGGCCTACCGATATTAGACATCCGTAAGCGAAAAGCATCACGTGGACCACCAGAGAACTGCTTGTACAAAGCAGCCTCAACATCGGAGGCGACTTGTTTAGCCACCTCCTCTGTCATAGTAGTCTCACCAGCCATAGCCTTCTGCAAGAAAGAGAAAACAGCTATCTCTGCAGGATGAGTCATTAGTATGGTGCCTCTTCTACATCAATAATAGAACCTACAAGTGCTGCATCTTCCTTGCTCATACTTGTATTGGAACGCTCAATGTGTAGATCCATGATCTTACCATTTGAGTAGCTGACATAATCCAAGAAGTCTGAAGCTACTTTCCTCATAGCTGCAGTGTCTTCGTCTGACTCCTGTACAATCTCTCCTACAGAAGAAGTAATGTAGCCATAGGTAGCACCTGTAGGAATTGAGCCCTCTGCACCACTAAGGATAACCTTAGCCATGTGAGTTTTGACGTTCTTACGTTCAATAGCTTTTTCAGTAGCTGCAAGGCTCTTGAGGCTATCGTTATTTTTAACATCCATAACGAATGGAATATCAACATACTCACCAGCGGTAGGTTGTCCTGCATCATCAAGAGGAGCCTTAACTGTAAGTGTACCCATGAAGATCTTCACACGTTTAGCTGAGCGAATAATCTCCTTAGTAGCTTCAGGTAGTGCGTTCCAATCCTCAATGTAACCAGAGGGACGGCCTAAGTTAAAGCCACCAGTGCTATCCTTTAAGTCGCTGTAAGTAGAACGACTCATAACGGACTTCTCCATCTCATTAGTGGAAGTGTTCCACCGCTGAAACTGAAAGCGATGCGTGATTATACGAACCTCTACGCTTTCTGCATAGAAGACATCATCACCAAGTGTGATCTTGAAAGACCCAACAGGTAAAACGTCTGTCTTGATCTTCTTACCGCCAAGCTCAATCTCGCCTTTAATGGCTGTACTCAACACGTTAACACGAGCCAGAGAAGATCGTGATTGTGTCTGTGGTCTAGGTTCACCTATAAGCTCTGCTAATGGGTCTACCCAACCTGTTGTTGCTAGTTCTGTACTCATCTGTATATCCTTTACTACAGTCAAAAAGAGTCTTAGTTATACCTCATACATCTCTTACGTCAAGCCAATTCGGTCCGATTTTAGATTCTAATAATAGAGGAACGTTCATCTTCACGTTATAGGCTTTCTCAATTAAGTCTGTCAAGCCCTCATTCATGTCTTCTATAATACTTAACACTATCTCCTTCTCCTCTGGGTGAATGTCTATAACCGTTGAGTCGTGAACAGTATTCACTAAGCAAGATTGTAGACCCTTCAACCTCTCCTCAAGTTCGATTAGCACAACAGGAACAACGTCACCAGTAGCAAAGCCTTGCACTGGGTAGTTCTTAATCATGGTGAAGTGCGATACACCACCACGAGAGTTGCGCTTAACATCAGGGAATGCGTACTGCCGCCCTGACACATTAGTAATCTTGTTAAACCTAATTGCTTCATCAGCCAAGTTCTTATGCCAGTTAGCTACACCCTGATACTTCTCAGTGAAGTGGATGTAGTAGGCTTCCTCTGCCTTAGACCTGCCATAACCTGTAGCCCCAAAGAGAGGTGCAAAGGTATGAGCCTTGGCTTCCTGACGTGACGTAGGCTGACCTGCATCAGAGATAACCTGTGCAGTATAGCTGTGTACGTCAAAGCCTGTAGCAATCTCTTCCATAGCAACTTCATCCTGAGCCAAGTATGCAGCAGTCCTAAACTCTAGCTGTGCAAAGTCAGCCTCACAGATGTATCCGTTCTCCCAGCGTGACACAAATACTTTCTTTACGGGAAACGTGCCGCCCCTGGGCATGTTTTGCATGTTGGGGTTTCGTCCAGAAAATCTACCTGTACTGGTGATATGCTGAGTGAGTCCCACATGCAGGAATCCGTCTGACTTAGTGAAAGTGTCGATACCCTCCACAAAACTAGAGAGGTAGCTACTAACAGCAGAAAGACGCTTAAGGTCAGTAAGAAACTCAACAGCAGCGTCCATGTTGTTCGTTTTAGCAGTTCCCACAAGTACATCTAAGTTATCCTTACCTGTGCTAAACCCGTTAGCACTTACCCACTTCTTGCTTGGCGCACCAAACCCTAGACCAGCTATATGATTAAGCTCTTTCAAGCCATAACCACGAGCATCACAGTCCTTACACTTGTTAGGCTTAGAAAACTTAGTGCCATCCTTCTTTGTCTTGTAAGTCTTGCCTGTACCAGAACACGTGGGGCATGTAAAAGCCTTGGTACGTTTTATGATAGTACTGTTTGCATCTACTGCCTGCTTAAACTCTTTAGCACTACTCACATACTCAAACAGGTTAGCCCACTCCTTCTTGTTGTTAATCTTACGAGAGAAGACTACCTGAGACATCTGCTCTGGTGAGTTAAGATTGATAGGTGTGTCACCCATGATCTCACGTACCTTATGTTGCAGTCGATCCTCAATGTCAGCCTTCTCACGTTCAAACTCTAGTCGTACTGCATCAAGGGCTGTTCTATCCACCCTGATCCCTGACATGTACATTCTGGTAAGGGTTTGGCAGGTGCGGAAGGTAACGTCTCTGACTGTGTGAAGGCTGGCTGATTCTGTCTCACCGTAGTCAGCTTCGATACTGTGGAACAGCTCACGAGTTGTGTCGAGGTCACACCTAAGATAAAAGCTAAGCTCATTGAGAGGTATCTCATTTGTGTTATACCCTTCCTTAAAGTAACGCTTTAGGGTGTCATCCTTCTGAGCGTTAAGTTGCCTACGTTCAGCGCAGGCTTCTAGACTGATAGGCTCCTTCTGTCCACGCAGTAGGATGTACTCTGCAAGCATGGTGTCATAGATAGGACCGTCATACTTGAAGCCACACTCCCACAGCCACATCAGATCATGCTGCGCATTGTGCATGATAAGAAGTGTAGTCATGTCTAAGATCTGCTGTGTTAACTTACGCCCAGCGCCACTGGTATCCTTCTTCTCGACATGATCCAGCGTCACTAAGTGTGTCTCTTCTGCGTTGTCTGCGTTCTGCATACCGACTTGCACAAGGAAGTTACCCTCCTCGTATGGGTCTAAGTGTAGCTTATCCCTACGTTTATTTGTTGTGTTTTCAACGTCTAATACAAGTCTCATTGTCTCTCCTCTAGGCTTGATATAGTGATCTCGCCCCGTCTAACTCACAGTGTACTACACCGTGCCAACCACCCTTAAGCTTATTCTTAGCTATATTCAAGTGCCTTTGTGTGTCTTCCTCATCAGCACCCTCAACAATGGGGTTCTTAGAGATCAGAACCATAAGGTCTGCCTCTGCTGCTTTACCTGTCTTACTGCCTTCCATCATAGACTGGTCTACATAGACCTTGCCCTCTGCTACTGCACTCAACTGTGACATCCATACAACACAACAGTTGTATTGCTTGGCAATGTTACGAGCATAGATAGCTGCATCCTTGAGGTACACATCTGACTTGTCACTTGTCTTACTAGCAAACTTGTCACCCATGTCCAGGATCAGTATGTCAGGCTTCTCTTGTTTTACCAGAGACTCAACCCACTGCATATCCTTGTTGGTGCTGTCCTTGATGCGAATGTTCTTCCTGACAGGCTCGTAGCGGCTACGTGCGAGGGCTACATTAGCCTTAACCTCATCCATAGACATGTTAGAGGCGGCACTTAGATACCTTGCTCCTACACGCTCATACGCTTCCTCGTTACATAGCACCACACACTTAGCACCTTGATGCGCCCAGCCCTCTGGGCCTGCAATGAGAGACGCATGGAAGGATGTCTTGCCTGTGTTAGGCCGTGCGCCTACAAGTAATAGGTGACCACCACTCACACCCTCCACCTTGCGGCGTAGGCTTGGAATGTTAAACTTCCACTGTGTCTGTAGATCGTTTGCCTTGAGTAATGTCTCAATAGAGATATCATCGTACTCAATATTGAGGTTGGGTGTGAAGTCATCCTTCAAGCTGTCCAGCAAGCGGCGAACAGGCTCTAGCGTAGTTATAGTGCCATTCACAATGTCAAAGCCCATGTTGGCAAACTTCTCACCTGCCCACTGCTGGAATAGTGTGCCTAGCACCTGATCGGCAATATCCTTGTTGACGGGCTCTACCTTGTTCATCTTGTGGAACAGGTCGTTGTAGGCTGTCTTGGTAGCCGTGGTCATAGTTTGATTCTGTGAGTGAAATAAAGCTTCAAGGTCAGATGTAGTCAGATCACCCTGGAACTGCTCCATAGCGGAATCCAAGGTATGCTTGATCTTACGCACATCCTTAGTGAAGATCTTATCAGGGCAGCGAT